TCGCACCATGCTAACTGACTTGGCTCGCGTGAGTGCTGCTAGCAACGTAGTTGCCGACCTAGGCAAGTTGTTTGGTGAAGCAATCGCTCGTAAGATCGACTTAGATCTAACAGCACAATTCACTAACCTAAACGCAGGTTTCGGTGATAACAGCGGACAAATCACTGCTGCTAGCATCTTCCAGGCTGTAGCAAAATTAAAGGCTGCTGCTGTCCCTACAGAAGGAATGGTCTGCGTCTTACACCCAGAAATTGCCTATGACCTTAAGGCTGCATTAACAACTCAAGGCAATACTCCATTCACCGCCGGTGCTTACAGCGAAGTTTCTAACGAAGCAATGCGTATGGGCTTCGTTGGTATGATTGCTGGTATTCCAGTTTATGAAACTAGTAATATTGCTAACACTGGCACTGCTGGTGATTACAATGGTGCTGTTTTCCATCGCGATTGCCTAGGTCTTGGCCTAATCGGCGATATCCAGATCGAAACACAGCGTCGTGCTAGTTTCTTAGGCGATGACATTGTTGCTAGTGCATACTACGGTGTTGGTATCCTACAAAACAACTATGGCCGCTACTTGGCATTTGATAGCAGCATCTAATTAGCATAAAAGGAGATCACGATGGCATTTTATTTTTCATATCAAACATTTGTAAGTTTCGCAACTTACGATGACTTGATCCAGCGTGATCAACGAATTCTTGAGGCTAATGAAGGTCTAACACAAGCCGAGATTGATGAATATCTAAAACAAGCCAGTCAGCGTATGCTAACTCAAATTAGAAACACTGACTGGTGGAGCGAAGCCTGTAATAGGATCAATCCTGCTCTAGGCGACGACGCAAGATTACTACCCGTAGTAAATCCCAGTCTAATTAGAGCACGTGAGCAGGAGTTTAAGGATTTAAACGTCTATTTTGCCCTGTATGAATACATTTACCCAAGTGTAGCAGACTTTGGCAATCCAGAAAGTGCTGAAATAGCAAAAATTAAATTCTTCACAGATCAATATAACAAGTTGTTCCAAGAATTGATCCAGAGCGGCGACTGGTATGACTTTGACAATGACAAGACAATCGAAACTGACGAGAAGTTTCCTGCCCGAGTAAACAGAGTGCGTGTGCGATGAGAAGCCAATTATTAACTTATTTGACAGCAAACCTAACTGGCACTATTGGTGTTAGCCAGGAGTTGCCTTTTGAAGAAGGAAATAATCCGCTTTACAACCGCAACATGCGTAGAGTTTATTTGGACGAGCCTTATACCGAAATGGATACGCTAATCCCCACATTAGGTAGCACAAGGATCAACCAGAAAACCACTATAGTAAGATTGTTTTTAGTCGTTGATGCTAAAAATAGAAACGCTGATTTAGACGCAGCAATCACAACATTCAGTAGTGCTAAAGATATCACTACTATTGCTGGCCCATTCCGCCGTGAGTTTGATTATACTACTACAATAGATAATGACAGAATCACATACGAAGGTCAGTATAGATTTTATACCATAGCGTAAGGAAATAACAAATGGCATACATTTATCCTGCTCCAGGTGTTGAGAACGTAGAAACAACACTGAGCATCCGTAAAAGTGGCGATACATCTGGACTATTAATTCCCGCTCTACAAGACATCACATTAAACGCGGCTAACGACGTGTTTACATGGACTCAACTAGATTCGGAATCTAAATTACAGATCCCAACCACAGCAACAAACAGCATTGACTTGAACATTGTTCTAGATCAAACAACTTTCTTTGGAACAGGTAGCGGCAGCGATGTTGCTATCAACAAAGGAATTTGGGGTTGCAGCACAGATAAAGAGTTGATTGCATTCACTCTATATCTAGGCGACACTAGTGCCGGCGGCGCTGGTAAGACAATTTCTGGTAATGCTTACATTACCGGTCTTGCTCCTACCGTTAGTGCTGACAGCCCAGTATGGGTTACTCCTGTGACTTTAACCGTCACTGGTAACTATACCGTTGCTTAATTCTTAAAAAGAATAGTCAAGGGCCTTCGGGCCCTTTTCTTACATATAAATATTAGAACAAGATCTGGAGATCTAAATGATTTTTGATAACAAAACTGAAGAAGAAATCTATGCCAGCATTCTGGCAGAAACCGCAAAAACCGCAGCAGAACTACGCTGTGCTAGACGCGATTTGAACCAAGCGGATGTGCGATTAAAGTTTATATTAGCCGCAATCAATCATTTGCAACAACGATATGAGGAAGAGTAAGATATGGATATTAGTAAATTTGCAAAAAAACCCGAACTAATTAAAATAGTTCTAAACACGCCCGAAATAATGGAAACTTACGGAAGTGAAGTAAGTTTCTGGATCATGGATAGCGTAGATCTTTCTACCTACTTTGATTTCTACAAATCACAAGCCGATCAAGACGGAGACAAGTTAGCAGAAATTATGCGTAAACTAATCCGTAATGAAGCGGGAGAGCCTGCCATGGCAGCAGGTGAAATTTTACCAGTAGATTTAGCCATTGCTGCACTAACAGAAATAGGTAATCAATTGGGAAAGTCAAGAACCAAGCCATTAGACCCAACGACTGGGCCAGCGTCCAACTCTTAAATATAGGCATGCTGGCTAAAACTTATCATTTATTACCCAGTGAAGTTTTAGCCCGTGCAACCACATTCGATCTAATGGTTGCAGACGCGATGATGACTTGGGAACAAGAACAACAAGATCGAGCCAATGGCAAGCAGCCAACGCCTCAATTGAGTCAAGAACAAATGCGAGCAATGCTTGAAAGAGTAAGGAACAAACAAGATGGCCGGTGAAATCAATAAAAAATTGCAGCAACTTGCTAATACATTTACGCCGGCCGAATTGGCCAAACAAGCGTATCCTTATTTTAAGCAGACTACGCCCATTCGCTCGGGTGCAGCAAGAAGCAATACAAGGTTGCGTAATAATGAAATCGAGGCCGATTATCCTTACGCACAAAGATTAGACGAAGGATGGAGTCAACAAGCACCACGTGGCATGACAGCACCTACCGTCAAGTATATCCAGGATTGGATTAAACGCCAGGGAGGAAAATAATGGCTACAACGGAAAGATTTATATTAGACTTCGCTGTCCGTGGCGTTCAAAATATTGAAAGTGCTCGCGACAAGATAGATAATTTAAACCAAAAAGTAAATGGCTTGGCCACTGCTTTATTAGGTGTAAGTTTCGCTAATTTTGTTAGTGGGGCATTGCAGGCAGCAGATCGCATGGTAGATTTTAGTGATGCTACTAATATTAGCATTGCTAGCCTTAAGGCCTTGCAGGCCAGTATGGATATCGCCGGCGGTAATAGTAAGAATCTAGAAAGATCAATTAACACTTTATTCGCGGCTATAGAAACTGCTAATAGCGGCAGCCAGGGTGCTCGGGATGCTTTCGAGGCAGTAGGAGTTAGTTTAAGTGATCTAAGGAATCTAAGCGAAGCAGACATATTACAGAAAACGCTAGAAGGACTGGCACAAATGCCAGTAGGTGCTGAACGTAGTGCAGTAGCAACGCAACTACTAAGCCGTGCTATGCGTAATGTAGATCCAAAAGCACTAATAGAAAGTCTAGATGTAAACAAGTATATTGCCAGTCAAGAAGCATCCAAAAAAGCAGCCGAAAGGATTGGCCAATTAGAAGAAGCATATCGCAACCTACAAGAAGGTGCATTACGAGCTGTTGAACCTATCCTTAAAGGTATGGGCGAGCAAAACCTAACCGTAGAAGCAGCAACAAAATTAGTTAAAGGACTAGGATTAGCCTTTGCAGTGTTATTCGGTGCACAGGCCGTAGCAGCAGTGGCCGGTATGATCACTGCGTTAGTCAATCTTAATAGAACATTGACTATTACAGCAGGTATTAGTAATCTATTGGGCAAAGGTCCATTAGGTATATTACTAAAGATGGGTGCTGCGATCGGCACCGTAGGTGCAGGCGTGGCAGCATTAGACGCACTTACCAAGCAAAACGAAGAAGTTGCCGCTAGTGCAGATGAAGCAGCAAAAGCACAGGCCGACTTATTAGGCGGTGCTACCGGCCGGATACAACAAGCAACACCCACTAGCGGAGCGGCAAATCGCAGGCAAGAATTAGATGCAACACAAAAAGCAGTTATTGAAAGCCAAAAGCGAATCGCTCAAAGTCGTGCTGAAATAGAAAAGAGTCTGGCATTGGCCAATGCCAGTGAATTAGAAAGAATCAGTATAGAAAGTGCCGCGGAGATTGCTAAGGCACGTGAAGATATCTTCAGCAAAGAAAATATCAGTAAAGCACAAAAGACCCGCGAATTTGAAGCAAAGCGAGAAGAAATTGAGCGTGCTACTGCTGTAAGAATTACAGAATTGCGTAGAGCACAAGAAGCAGAAATCAATAACTTTAAAAATCAATACGCTCAACAGAATATACAAAGACTAGGGCAAGAAATAACCGAATTGGATAAGATCAATCAGTTAATTGCTCAACAGCCTGCTAGATATAAAGAAATCGCAGACCAATTACGTGCTAACGCTGCTATCCAAGACGCAGAAAAACGCAGGATAGAAGAAATTATTCGCTTGCGTGACGCTGAACGACAGGCAACAGGTTTGTATTACCGTGATTTATTAGCAGCCGGTGCAGCCAGCAGAAACTTAATGTTAATGCAAGCACAAGCACTAGGAGTTGGTAGAGAAGAATTAGCAATATTATCTGCCCGATCAGAAGCACTGCAAAAATTAGCAGATTTAGAAAATCTTTCTCCGGGTGCATATGAAGCACGTTTAGTAGCACAAGGCCGCAGTAATGAACTTAGCCAACAGCAGATTAATTTGGCCAAGACTTATAATGAACAATTAGCCTTTAGAAAAAATCTAATTCAAAACGAATTAAATGATAGAATCTTATTGGCACAAACAGAAACAAAACTAGCCGAAGACTTTGCAGTAGGTTGGGAAGCCGCGTATGGTAGATTCGTAGAAAATAGTCGTAGAAGTGCTGATCAAGCACGGGCTATATTTGACACACTATCTAATGGCTGGAGCAATGCTATTGTTAAGTTTGTTCAAACAGGCAAACTAAGTTTCCGTGACTTATTCAACGATCTAATCGCACAAGCAGTTAGGGCCAGTGCTAACCGACTATTATTAAGTATTTTCGGGGGCATGTTCGGTGGCAGCGGTGCAGGATTCCTAGGCAGCCTATTCGGCGGCTTTAGAGCAGATGGCGGACCAGTAGGAGCCGGCAAGGCCTATGTAGTAGGTGAACGAGGACCCGAGATGTTTGTGCCACGCCAAAATGGCAGCATTGTGCCTAATGATGCGTTAGCCGGTGGTGGTGGAACACAGATAACTAATGTTAACTATAGTATACAAGCGGTAGATGCCAGTTCATTCCGCAGTCTAGTGGCACGTGATCCAGAGTTCCTATACAACGTCACAGAGCAAGGACGCAGACAATTACCATTAAGGAGTCGTAGATGAGTCTACAAGCAATTATAGATAGTGCGGTCAATATTGAAATCAACCGTAGCAAGTTAGTGGCACAGAGCATAAGTCGCAGTGGTCGTATTTTAGCAGCAGCACGTAATTGGAGTAATCCTTATCGTATTACCGTGACTCCGCAGCCAGTATGGCGTTTGACTGACACTATTAATATAGGCGGAGTCAGCACTACCGTTAGAGCAATGATAGAAGATATCTATCAAGCGGATAGAGTCCAAAGTGTAACCGTTAGATTGGCCAACACTAATGCTAGTTTTGGTCTAAACAATCCTAATATGGAATGGATGGTCAAGTATCAAGGAGCAGCACCTACTACTAATAGTGTAATTACAGATTGTGGCGGTAGTGCAGCAGGCGATGCGGCCAGCGGCAATAGAATGTTTATAACTTTTA